CATTTACCGATTTAGTTTTGAACAAAACAGTTCCTTTCTGATTTTCTAGCAAGGATAAACTGCTATGTCTAACTCGGCGCGACGTCGTTTAGATAATTTGGATCAGCTTGTGGCTGACTTCCAAGTACCCCGCGAAGGGGACCTTGGTTACCAAATTGCCTATAAGTTATGGGAATCACTTGACACTCCGGTATCACTTAGCTGCTATCTCCTTCTGAAATACAAGGAGTACGAACAGTTAGTGGGAAAGAAATGTCGACCTCAAGATTACTTAGACTCGTCATCATTTGATGATGACTACCAGTCGGTAAGCTTCCTCAAAAAATATCCAGACTTCCCAGGCTTGGCCCAAAAGGCCGAACTGAAGGCGGTCGAGACGTTCTTTAAGGCTGAGGAGATCTGTGCAGATGCAAATCAAAGACTAAGAGCATTTAGACGTTCACAAAACACGTCGTTTCAGGTCCGTTCGGTGATCTACCGCGCGGCTGAGATTTGTCTTGAAGTACTAGGTTCGCATGTAAACACAGATTTGTGGTTCTCGAGTTGTCGGTTCGGTCCGGGCGTTAGCGACACTTGTCGTGGGCTCGGTACGTCTTATAACAAACTAGATGCTCCTCTTTCTGTTACGAGGGCATTTCGCGAGATGGGTCTTCAGCTCGTTGCTGGATCCCCGTCGTGGAGTCGGGCCGTCCGAAGGGTAGGTCTGGGGGAAACTGTTTTGGAGCCAGGGCGTACTGCCTTGACTTTTGAAACACCTCCGACTTTAAACCTGAAGGATATCCCTTCCACTATAGGCAATACTGTGACATTCGTGCCAAAGACCGCCTTGACAGACCGGGCTATCGCCATTGAGCCGCACATCAATATCTATGCCCAGTTAGGTCTGGGTTCTATGATACGTGGGCGGCTTAAAAGAAGTGGCATAGACCTGGACCATCAAGCAGAGCACCACGCTAACCTGGCCTATTCGGCTAGCGTTTGTGGTGACTTGGCCACTATAGATCTTTCGATGGCCTCAGACACAATATGTTATGAGGTTGTTAGAGAGTTAATCCCTCCTCGGTGGTTCCATGCACTTGATCTAACAAGGTCTAGGAGTGGGGTTATTGGGGATGAGGTTATCCATTATGAGAAGTTTTCATCGATGGGTAACGGCTATACGTTTGAGTTAGAGACTTTAATTTTCTGGTCTTTGGCTCGAGCGTGTTGTGATTATGAGCGCGTCGGTCTCTATGACGAACGTGGTCTCATCTGTAGCTGTTTC